TGTGTCCGCCAGCCTGACATGCGACAGAAGAGTGCGCTACGAAAGAGCATTTTTTTCCGACTCTTTGGATGGAGCATTTTTTGAAATTTTGGGTCATGTCAGGAAGACACGCTTCGTTAAGCCATTGATGCAGCCTGTTGGTGTTGGTAGCACTTTTAAGAGTCCATACAATTTGGCTCTTCGCAAAATGGCTTTATCCAAGAAGGCTCTTGATAGAACGCGCTTATACAAGGCTGTTGATATAGTCTTGTCGCAGTTACGCCAAAATTTGAAAAAGCACAATATCAAATTGTCACCATTGACAGTTGAAGCCGCTTTGAATGGTGTTCCACAAGATGCGTTCTTACGTCGTATTGATGTCTCAAAGGCAGCTGGCTTTGGTACCCCTGGAAAGAAATCTGATTATTGTATCAGGTCTGAGAATGTGGGGTGTTATGCCATTTACGATGAACCAAAGTCTGACATCAAGAAAGAAGTTCTCAAGATCTTTTCCCTTTACATGAAAGGGAAGAGTTACGGCCCAGTTTTCAAAGCGCAGCTCAAAGATGAGCCAAGAGATATCGAAAAAGTGAAACAAGGGAAAACTAGAGTTTTCTTTGCGTCTCCCTTCGCTTATCTCATTGCCCAGCGCATGATGTTGGCTCCGTTTTACACCCTCATGATCGAGCACTGCTATGACTTTTATACAGCCATAGGAATCGATATGCATCGTGACGCGGATGATCTATATCACAGACTGTGTGATTTTTCTGAGAACATCCTTGAGGGGGATTACGGTGGTTACGACCAGTCAATGCCATTTGAGATAGGGCATGGCGTCAACCACATCATTTTGAGCCTTCTTGAGGATTTCGGGTACGATCAAAATCAGCTATTGGCTGCGTCTGGAGTCTTGTCTGATGCTTTGTTCCCACATATTGAGATCATTGGAGAAATGATGTGCGTTCCTGGTTTGCAACCTTCAGGGAAGTATGCCACAGCGGAGGATAACTCCCTCCGCAATTTGCTCATTATGGTTTATTGCTGGCTCAGCATAGGTGAAGTTGACGATCTTGACTTTTTTGAACATGTTTTGCCAATTACCTACGGAGATGACGTTGTCGCAGCCGTGAAGCCTGAAGTGGGACCGTATTTCAATGCGCTATCTTTTACGCATATTTGTGAAACTGAGACAGATCTTACCTTCACGACCGCTTCTAAAGGAGCAGTCGAGGAGCCTTTTATCACCCCAAGTCAGATGTCTTTTTTGAAGCGAAACTTCAAATACAATCAGGACCTGGGGAGATATGTTGCTCCTCTTGCTCTTGATTCACTGTACAAAACGTTACAGTGGATCATGCCTTCCAAACTGGTCAATGAGATTACTCAGTACGTCATGATTTGCAATTCGACATTGCGAGAACTTGTTTTTCATGTTGGTCGTGAAAAATTCTTCCTCTTTCGAGAATATTTGAAAGAGAGATTGGAAGCTTCTTTTCCAGATGCTACCATCAACCTGGAAGGTTATGACTCTATTCTAGAGTCGCTCTCATGCCCCGTAGCCAACACTGTAAAGGGGGGAAGACAGAGCTCTGTGGAGGAAAGCGAAGATGTGTCCGTGCACTTCGCCGACGTTGAAACAGAGTGTTTATCCATCGCGGACGTAGCAGTTTTCCGCCTTCAGCCGGGCCTAAACTGCCAACAAAGGCTGGCTAAGCAAGTACAAATTGAAGCCCTTTTACAAGATTTGGAAGTGGAGCTGAAGGAGAACAGGGAAATCTTGGCGTCACTGTCATGTCCCTTGCCTGGTCTCAATTTTCGACAAGCAAAGCAAACGCAGGAGTACAGTACTAGCACTGAATTCAAGAGAGCTTGTGACCATTATTATTTTACAGTGTCTAGAATTCAATCCCTTGAGACTACTATTGCGCGTTTGTGGGCGTGGATACAAAGGATGAAGAGAGGACAGACAGTTCTCACTGAATCAGGAGTTGTTTCAGAAATGAAGAGCGGTGTTCCAGCAACAGAGTCTGTAGATCAGCACCAGAATATCGTTGATGTTGGTGGTGATGAGAAGCATGATCAGAGTGCTGGTGTTGCCAATGTTCTTCAAGTGGGTCAGATGAACACGTTGTCTATGGGTGATTTTCTAAGTCGCCCACTCGCTGTAGCAAATGCGAGTGTTAGCGTCGGCAATGAGCTCACTCTCGATCTTGATATTTGGGACTTATTCTTGAGTCATCCCTCAGTCAGATCCAAGATTCGCAATTTCGCGTATTTGAGGGGCAATTTGCATGTGAGAATAGCTGTTTCTGGAACCCCTTTTCATTATGGGCGGATTCAGGTTAGCTATCAGCCCTTGGCAAACGACAATAAGACGTTGGAGTTTTACACTCCCGTCAACGCTTTGACTCGTGATGCTGCGTTGACGTATTTATCACAAGCCAAG